TCTGTCCACGAACACTTGCTTCAGGACCGCGATGCCGACCTTCGCCGCAACCGGTTCCTTACGCCGTAGGTGCGGGTTGAAGTCAGCCGGTTGGAACGGGCGGGTCTTCTTCGGGTCGCGGTGCGCGTTGGCGAGGAGCGCGAGCACGGCGGACGTGTGCGCCCACCGCTGTCGGCTGTCGGCCTCGGCCATCGTCAGGAGTTCGCGGAGGGTGAAGGGGCCAGGGTCGAGGCCGAGGACGCCGGCGAGTTCCCAAACGAGGCGATCAACTTGCTCGCTGCCTTGTCCGCGTCGAACGTCTCGATGACCGTCTCGGCGTGAATCAGGAGCTTGTCCCGCACCTTCCGCCCGGCCGAGAGCACCTTCGTCAGGCTGGCCCGCGTCCGGGCGTCGGGGAAAAAATCGATCAACTCCTCGACGAACGCATCGGCAGCGAGCGTGATCGCGTCGCCCGCCAGCGCCCGGCCGAAGTCCTCGTCCGAGACGCTCCTCGCGTCCGCCTCGTCCTTGCACAGGCAGTAGAGCACGTCGGCCAGTTGGACCGGATCGCCCACGAGCGCGCCGAGTGGTTTGAAGCCATCGTCGATGAGCTTGTAGAGGTCGACGCCGACCAACCCGCGGACGCGCTTGATCGCGGCCACGTTGATCGTCACGGTCCAGACCCGCCCGGCGTTGTCGCGGAAGCTGTGCATCCGACAAACCCTCCAGTATGAATGGCGCAACCCGGCACGCGGGCCAAATCCCTACCTGTTTGAATGGCGCTCTGGTCACTTCCGCAGGACGGGGATGTCGATCGGCTGCCAGTCGGCATCGGTCTTCTTGGCGATGCAGACGGGAATCGCGAGCGGTTCCCAAGTGTCCGTGTCGGTTTTCGCCACCGGCCGCAGCCGCGCTGCCCGCTCGGCGCTGCCGCCGAACATCAGCACCTTTCGGCCGCGCTCGGTGGTGCAACAGACCACCGCGATCAGTTCGTTCGTGTCGGCTCGGAAGATGCCGCCGCCCGAATCACCGGAGGAGACGCTCAACTCCATCGGCAACTGCCCGTCAGGCGTCTCCGCACCGGTAGTCTTCCCGTTCTCCCGATTGCCCGGCTTGTCGATGCCGTAGCCCATGTGCCAGACTTCCGTTCCCACGGGCGGGTTCTTCGCCGCGAGGTTGGCGAACGGCAGGTCGTCCACCGCCGCGTCGGTCACGAGCCAAGTGAGGTCCGCGTCCGTGTTCCGCGCCGCAACGGTGACCGCGAGCGTGCGACCGTCTTTCAGCGTGAACGTGCCTCGACTGCCGACCCCACCAGTGCAGTGCGCGGCAGTGAGGATGTCCCACTTCCCGTCGCTCCGCTTGGGACCGATCACGGTCGCGGTGCAACCCGCGTTACCGAACCGCAGCTTGCCGATGGCTTGCTCGGCGTTGGCCTTCCCCGGCGGCTTCGGTTCGGGTGCGGGTGGCACCTGCCCGCAGCCTTCGATAGTGACCGTGACCTGGCTCTCCTCGACGACCAGCCCGTCGTCGGTCTGTCGGATGACCAGCAACTCGATCTCGTAGGTGCCGGGATGTGCCGCGAACTCCAACACGCCGCGCGGCGTGGTTGCCCGCTGCACGTCCTTCGCCGGGTGAACGCGCCAGAGGATCGCGGCCTTCGGATCGACACCCTCGGCGCGCAATCGCACCAGCGAGTGTGGCTTGTACTTCGTCTCCCCCGTGATGCGAACGGGCTGGTTTGTGTCCGCCGCGCCAACCGACGCGGCCACGAACAACAGAATCCCAATGCAGGCAGTACGCATGATGCTCCTTGGGTTCAAAGGTCAGGAGATGGAGGTCAGAAGACAGAGGTCGGTGAATGCACTGCTGTCCTCTGCCCTCTGATCACGGTGGTGGCGGCGGCGGAACCGTCATCCACTCCGGCGGGTTCTCCGAGTACGTCGGCTTCACGGTCACGCTGACCGTGATCGCCTCTTCCAGCGGCTCGTTGCGGCTGAAATTGGTGACGGCGCAGGCGGCGCGCAACCCCTGCGAACCAGCCGTTTCGATGTCGCCGTCCATGACCGCGAACTCGATGGAGGTGTGGTTGAGGAACGCATCGCGGAGGGCCGTGAAATCGTCGTCCTCGGTGTCCCACACCATCATGAACTCGATGGAGCCGTCCTTGAGCGTCGCCACGGTTGCTCGCCAACCGGCGTTGCCGCGTGTCGTCACGTCGGCCTCGCCCGCTTCGAGGTTGAGCGTCACGTCCTTGACGTTCTCGATCTCGTTCCACGCCGGCGCGGGGTGCGTGCCGGTGTTGCGGTAGAGCTTGGCGTCAAGTCCGAGCCTCACGCTCATCGGTGTCTCCTCAGCGAACCGAGTTCTTCCACAAGGCCGACAGTTGCGGCTTCTCGGCCTCGAATGCCGGACCCATGAACGGGCGCGAGCGATAACGCGCTCGCTTCCGACCCTTCCGCGTTTCCAGAACCGTGTCGCCACCGTGTTCCAACAGGCGCGGCGCTGCCGAGCCTTCGCGGATCAACGTCGGCCCGATCACGACCGATTGCCGATCCGCGTCGTAGGCGAAGAGGATGAACTTCCGCAGGAGGCCAACGTGCGAATATGGCGGCTGCCCCGGCGGACTCGTCCCCTTCCGCTTCTTGATCGAGGTCTTGGCCCGCTGCCGCACGAACGCCCCGAACCGCGACAGCACTTTTCGCGTGGCCTTGTCCACCTTCTGTTGCACCGCTGCCCGGTCGAAGAAGCCCTGCTTCGCGGCCTGGAAGCTCAGCCCGATCATGCGTCACCGCCACACGCGGAAGGTCAGGGTCAGCAGGCTCGTGAACTGGCGGAACTCGTCCAGGTGTTCCGGCGCGTACACCGGGACATTTTCGACTTCGGTGCAACGGGCCTGCGGGTAACCCGCCAGCGGGTGCGACCGGAAGTGGTCGGCGATTTCCTCCACCAGTGCCATGAGCGCATCGAGGTTCCCCGACGTCGGGTCGAGCTTCTGCTGCACCGCCACGTCGATCTGGTAATCGAAGCTGTCGCGGTTGCGGTCGAGTCCCTTGCTCACCACCGACCGCGGCACCACGCTGACGCGCAGTTCGGTCATCTCCGACAGCTCGAACCGCGGGAGGTAGTGCCGCTCCGCCGTCAGCGTTTGACTGAATGTGGTCGCGTTCAACTGGGCGACCACGGCGTCGGCGATCTGCACAATCGTCGCGGGCATCAGGCGGGTTCCTTCGGCACGAGCGCCCGCACGATCTGGAGGATCAGGTCGTCGAGCGACGTGCCCGTTGCCCGCACGATCTCGGTAAGCACCTCGCTGTGAACGATGGCCCGGAGGATCGGAGCGGCCTCGCCGGTGTTGGCCCCGCTGCCGCGCAAACTGATCAGTTGCCGTAAGAAATCGAGCATCACTCCACCCCCACTTGTTTGGTGTGAATCCGAAGCACCTTCCTGTACACATCCGACCAGCGCCACGGCGGTTCCTTGCCGGGTGCCATCACCTCGTACACGAACGTCTTCTCGCCCTGCGTTTCTCGAATCGTGTCACCTCGCTCGGGTAACACGGTCGCAGTACCCAACACCAGGTCCGCCGCGTGGATGAGGAAATCGCGGTCGGTCCACTCCATCCGCACGCCCCCGTAGCCGTCGTCAAGCTTCAGCAGCGTCCGACCGATGGTCGCCTGCATCGTGACTTCGACCGCCCCGCGTCGGTACACAACCGGTCGCGAGGCGTGTTCCTTGAGCATGTCGGCCAGCCAGTCGGAGCCGGTGCGGAGCAGATCGGGCATGACTTCCTCACTGGCTCATGCGGATGCGAACCGTGGCGTCGGCATCCGCAGCCGCCTTCACAACCTTGCCGAGCAGTTTGTTGCCGGCGGCCGTGGCCGTGGCGACCTTCGCCACGTTGTCCCAGTACGCGAGCGCGCCAGCGGCCAACCCCGTCCCCCCTCCGGTCGCCTTGGCGAAATCGAAGACCCCCTCGACCGCCAGCGCGCCGGGGACGTTCGCGGGGATCGGTTGCTTGGCGACGCCGATCAAGTCGCCTTGCACAACCACCTCACCTGCGGCGACTGCCGCAACGGGCGTGTAGTCGATGGAGCATCCGTCTTGAACGAACACTGCCTGTGCCATCGTTGAAACTCCGTGGGATGACGCATCGTGAGGATTACGCTTCGCCCTTGGCCTTCACGCCGCCGCGCGGGTCTTGCAGAGCGACGCCGAAGTCGTGGTAGCCGCGCATCTGCACGCCCAGAACGTTGAAGTCCGCCTCGGCGGTCTCGATGGTGGGCGACTCTTGGCCGTTCAAGAACGCGACCTCGATCACCGGCAGGTCCGTTGGCTCGGCCAACAGATACCACGCCTTCGCGGAGAAGCCGGGATACTTCGCGTTGCCGAGATACCGGCTCACTTCGACCCGGAACTTCCCTTGGTGCGGGTTGGTGATCGGGTACTTCGCGGTCGATGTGTTGTCGCGCAGTTCCATCGACTTGAAGAGCTGCGAGCCGATGGCCGATAGCGCGGTCGGCACGAGCAGGATCGCCGGCATGATGCCGATTGGTTTGCCGTCGCCATCGACCTGATCGAGGAACGCGACCTCGCCGGCGGTGAGCCCGTCGATACCGAGGGCCGTCCCCGCGCCGGAGATGTAGTTGTTGTTGCCGGCGACGAAGAACGCCGCGTTGTTCAGGAAGATGGTCCAGAACACGTCGTTGATCTTCAGGCCCGACCCGCGACCGAGTTTCTGCGGCACGGTCGTGATCGCGCCCAAGTCATCGTTGATGATGTCGCGGCGATCAATCGAAAGCATGAGGCCGTAGGTGTCGGCCTTATTCGAGTACGTCTCGTTGCCGAGCGTGCCGTGCTTGAGTTCACCGCCAGCGGGAACTTGCTCGTACTGGTCCTTGCCGACCAGCCGGTAGCTCGTCACCGTCTTGAAGTCGCTAACGTTGCGGACAGCACAGACGTTCCGCCACGTCCGCTCGACGGAGAAGAAGCCGTCGAGCAGGAACTTGTTGGCGACATTCGACAGGATGCCCCCAATGTCCACCGTCGAGAACCCGGCCTCGACCCCCCGACCGAAGGCGTAGCGCAGCACCGCCCGCGAGTCTCGGAAGTTGCGGCCGGTGTAGCCGTTTGCCCAGGCCGCTTCGAGCAACAGTTCCTGCAAGCCGATGCCACCCCGGAACCGCTGAGAGGCCAGTTCGAGGGTCTGGGCATCGACCAACCGCTCGACATTGTCGAGCTTCGCGGTCAAGAGGCACGCGGCTTCCAGCATTCGCGCGTTGACGGGCGCGTGGCTGCCGCCGTGTGGGATCGGTGAAGCCGGTCGCGTGCGCCGCAGCACTTCGAGTTCCGTGCGGGTCTGGTCCCAGTTGTCGCGGATCGCGTCCGCTTCGATCTCGGGGCACCGCCCGGCGCAGATGCGGCGGATGGCGGCGATCCGGTTGGTCTCCGCAACGGCCCGTGCTCGCACCTCCTCGGCGGTCAGTTCGCTGTCGGTATCGTTCGGCACGGGTGGATCTCCGGTGTTCTGGTTGGCGGCAACGCTGGCCGAGGTTCGCCCGTCGGCCCCGAGATCAACGAAGCTGATCTCCCCGAGCGTGGCTTTGCGGACGACGTTCAGCGGGCCGCTCAAGGTCTGGCCGTTGACCAACACTTGCTGGTTCTCCTTGACGAACTCGAACTCCTCGACCGACGCCCCAACCGATGCTTGCCACGGGAAGCCGTTCTTCGCCGAGGTCACCACCTCGCGGGCGGCGGGCGTGTCGCGGGAGACGATCCCAGTCGCGACGAGCTGGCCGTCCTCGACGCGCACCGCGTCGGTGTGGCCGACGCCGGCAAGCGGGTCGTGCCCGAACCGGATCGGCCGCGATTGCGACGGGATGGCGATCCCCGCGAGGTCGAGGACGACCGGGTGCCGCCAGCCGGCGACTCGCATCGGCGCGCCGGTGTAGGCCACCATCCGGAACCGGGGCAGCGGCGGGGCATCGCCCGATCCGCCCGCTTCCAGATGAATGGTCGCAGTGGCTTCGAGGTTGAGCGTTCGGGGCGAGCTTGGTTGCTCAAGCGGCCGGTGTGGCGACAGCGTCTTCGGCATCGTCGGGTTCCTCGGAAGGCGTGGTCGGTTGGGCTTGAGCCGGAGTCAGCCCGAGCTCGGTCACGAGCGCGACTTCCTTGGCGCGCTGCCGCAGCTGGGCCTCCCAGTCGAGGCCCCGGCGTGCGTACTCGTCTGCGAGCGTGGTGGTCAGGTTCGCCAGACGGGTGGCCTGGGCGCTGGCTTCCTTGGCGGGATCGACGTGCTCGTGGCCGTCCCAGAACCACTGGTGCGGCCAGTCGGCGAACGGACCGAGGTCGGTCGGGAGCAGGCCGGGGATCAGCGTGGCCTCGTCGAACCACGCCGCGAGGATGCGGTCGAGGACGACGGCCTCGAGATGCGTCTGCTCGACGCGGATTGCCTTGAAGTACGTCTGGTGGTCGAGCCGACCGGAGGCGTAGTTGTAGCCCGACGAATTCCCCGCCGCGACGTTGAACGGCATGTTCAAGCAGCGAGCGATTTCATTCAGAATCTCGTGTTTGAACTCCCGGTACGTGGTGGCCGGTTGTTCCGCTTGCAACTGGCTCATCTTCCAGCCGCCGGGCATGGTCACGAGCGCCCGCTTCTCCAACTCGATCGGCTCGAACGGCTCTGCGGCGTCCGCCTCGCCGCTGGCCGGCGCATCCGTATAGAGGATGCCCGCGAAGTCAGCCGCGGTCTCGGCAGCCGCAATCACGGCCAGCGTGAACCGGCGCAGTTGGGCGAAGAGCGGCAGAGCGGGAGTGATGTCCGGGATGCCGCGGGCTTGCCCCGGGCGGTCGGCCCGGAACCAGTGGATCACCGACGATGCTGACAGCCGGTCGTATTCGAGGAACAGTCGCGACGCGCTGTCGCCGGGATGGTCCTTGAGAACGTGGTACTCGACCGGATTGCCCGCCGCGTCGAAGACGATTCCGTCCACACCGTTTGCACTCACAGCGCTCAGGTCCGGGGTGCAAACGCGGTCGGCCTCGACGAGCTTGAGGTCGAGTTGCACCGGCGTGGGCAGCCGCGGGTTGTTGGTCAGGACGGCGAAGCCTTCGCCCGATTCAGCCCGCGCCATCCGCAGCGTGCGGAGCTTCTCCGGCAGGGCGGTGGCCTTGGCCCACGCCGCGAACTCGCGCTCGATCCGCGTGTTGGCCTCACCGTCCTCGGTGAGCAACTGCAACCGCGGGCCGGTGCCCACTACGTCGTTGGCGAGCGTCAACACGATCCCGCGGGCGTAGCTGTTGTTGGCGACCTCGTAGCGGGCGCGGTTCCGCAGCACCCGCCGCACCTCGGCGCTGTTGGCCGCGTTTGCGGACAGCCCGTCGGCGTTCGCCCAGTGCCGGCGGTTGTCGTCGGTCGTCACCGCCGCGTCGTAGCGACCGCGAACGACGCGAACGATCCGCCCGCGACCGGGACGCGAAGGCTTGGCGCTCCAGAGGTTGGCGAGCCAGCGGAACACTCAGTCGGCCCCCGGCGGAACGAGTTTGTTGAAGCGCAATCCGCGTTGCGGCTGCTTGGCGGCTTCCTTGGACGCGAGGTAGCGGTCGGCCTCAATCTGGTCCGGGAGGGAGTGTTGCTCGACCGAGCCGGCGTCGCCCGATGCCTTCGCCGGTCCCTTCGCGTTCTGCTCGATGGTTTCGTCGAGATCGTCGGGCATTGGCGTAAGTCCACGAAAAAGGCCACTTCGGAACCGAATGCTGATTCCAGTGCATGGGCCTCGCTCGTTACCTACGCCGTCTGTTTTTGAGTTGTCCGCAAGCCGAGGATTTCCGCGAAATGACTGCTACATATGGCGATCCGAAGATGTCGAAGTGAAAACGGACTCAAACGTGACCACCTTCCGGTGGCAATCCAAGCATTCCTTACGTCGACGAATCCGACCATCTGGAAGCGGTTCTGTGTGGGTTGTCTTGAACCGGCGACAACCACAGCATGGGCAGCGGATGCCGCGTTCGGATCGCTTCGATTGGGTCTCCCTCATCGTCGTTTACTCCGTTGAAGTTCCGCGAAACTCACCCGCTCGCGTTTCGGCGCGGGCTTCACATCAGTGCCGGGCAAAGAACAGCCCTGCATTGACGCGGCGACGGCGCAGCCGACCACGCCGTCGAGCCAGTGGTTGTCGCTGCGCTCGGGACGAATCTTCCACTCGTCCACCGTGCGGCCACGCCCCTCGGTCTTCACGCGGTACTCGGCGGTCAGGTGGTCGGCGAAGAGCCGGTGCGTCTCGGCGTGGTCGCCAAAGAGTGACAGACAGCCGCGGTCGCCCAAAAGCACTGCGAGCCGGGCCTGCACGAATGACTTCCAGAAGTTGGTGTCGAAGAGAACATGCCGGACGGCGCGCTTCCCTTGCACGTTCGGGATGCGCCAGTGGTGGCCGACGCGGTCACCGGGCCGTCGCTTGTACTCGCTGAACGGCTGGCTCGATGCCCCGACGAACCGACCGTGCGACGGCATCAGCACCGAAGCGTGCGCCGACTCGCGGCAGAACTGGTAAACGACATCCGTGCAGGTTCCCCAGTTGGCATCGATCAAGCAGCGCTCGATCCGCAGAACCGCGCCGTCGTCGCGCGGCCAGTCGCGACCGAGGATCGCGGCGGTCAACTTCTCAAGACCCTGATAGATTGCGCCTTCGATTCCTGCCGCGCCAGTGGCAATCGCCAGCGTCGGGTTCGCCTCGCGGAGCGTGAAGTACGCGCGGCGCTGGTCCGGCCACGCACCGTAATCAAGAACGTAGCCGGTGAAGTCGTCCTCCCACCCGCACACGACCCAGAACAGCAAACTTCCCTGCACGTCGATAAATGCCGTGATGCGACCGCACGCCAGCGGCACCTCCCCGCGACCGCGTCGGTTAAACTTCCCCGCGATCTGGTCAGCGGTCAGTTCGTCGTCGCCGGCGACTTCTTCGAGCAGCGGTTCATTCTGGTACTCCGCGAAGAACGCAGCCTCATCTTGGAGCCGCAGGTTCATCGCGTGCTGAATGCCGGAGAGTTCGTCGTGGTTGAACCGCGCCGGCCACGCCACGCGCGAACCCGCGTCCATCGCTTCTTGGTTGACGCGGTAGAACTCGGTCGCCTCAACGCCCTCACGCCCTTCACGCAGACTTGCCGCGCGGAGTTCAGCGTACTTTTTCCACAACGCTTCATCGGTCGGGAACGAGTAGACCATCTTGGTCCGTTCTCCGTTCCACTCCGGATGTTTGTCGCGCGAGAGGATGTTGTCGGCCATGTCGCCGGGGCGGATGACCGTGCAGGGCATGATGCCGCTGATCTTCCGACCTGGACCGGCCAACCCCAACACCGCCCCGGCGAGGATGCTCTCGCGAGTGACGCACTGCGACAGCGACCGCGCCGATTCATCCGTCTGTGGGTCGTCCCCTCCAGGTAGCCGTGTGGACGCGAGGACCGATTGCAAGTCGGCGTGCAAGACCACCACGCCCGTCTTGGCGTCCGGGTCGATCTCGATCCGCTGCACGAACGCCTCCACCAACTGGCGGTCCGCCAGATCGACCTCCTCCTTGCCGGCCATCCGCTCCAGCTTGTCGAACTGCTCGTTGGCCCAATCCCGCAGTTGCTGCGGCGTCAGCGTCGGCACGGCGTCGGACGCGGCCGCGTCCAGCTGGCCTTGCAGGGCGTCCCGCTTCCGCTTCAGTTCGGCCAGCACCGCGGGTAGGTCGTCGAGCCCCTCGAACGTCGGGTCGGCCAGGAGCGACACCGTCGTCTTGATCCGCCGGTTCAGTTGTTCGATCTCCTTCCGCGTGGCCGACGTGTCCGGGCCTTCGGCTTTCTGCGCCATCGCCCGGACGAACGCCTCGACGGCCTGCTCGCGGGTCGTGGCGTCGCCCTGGATCGACTGGCGAATCACCTTCAGCACGAAGCCGTCGAGGGCCGGGCCGGGGATGCGGACCAGCCCGCATACCGCCTTACCGGAGCGGTGGTAGCCGGCACAGGTGTAGTGGCGGTACGGCGGGCCATACTCCGGCTTGCGGCGGGCGTCGCGGACGGTCGTGAAGCTCGATCCGCACCGCTTGCACACCAGCAAGGTCGAGACCAGCGTGCGTCGCACCGAGCGGGCCTTGCCGCCGGCGTACCGCCGCTTAGCCATCGCGGCCTGGGCGGCGTCGAACGTCTCCCGCGAGATCAGGGGTTCGTGGACGCCGGGGACGATGACCCAGTCCTCGCTGGCGTTCAGGAAGCTGCCGCGACGGCCCTTCTTGGGGCGGAGGGTGCCGCTGCCGCTCATGCCGAACAGGCTCCCCTCGGTCCGCTTGTTGTAGACTAGCGACCCGCAGTACACCGGGTTGCGGAGCATCTGGGCGATGTTCGACATGTTCCAGTGTCGGCCGAACATGCTCGGGACGCCCTCGTCGTTCATGCGGACGGCGATGCAGCGGTAGCCGTAGCCGTGCACGCACAACTCGAACATCCGCTGAATGGCGCGGACGCGTTCGGGCGTGCTGGGGACCAGTCGAACGATGTCCCCCTTGGCCTTGGCGACGTACACGTCGCCGGCGATGGTGCGGATCACCCGGCCGTCTGGGGCGATCTCCTGCTTGCTGCCGTCGGGCATCCACCGCAGGGTTCGCAACACCTGACCGCCGGGGCTGAGGTGCTGCTTGTCGTACCCGTAGGGCGGCTGGCCACCCGGCGCACTCTTGCGTTCCCGCAGGTTGGACAGTTGCCCGCGGATCGAGTCGCGGGCCAGCTTCACCGAGTACTGGCGGGCCTGCCAGGACTTGACGCCCTGGATCAGTTCGCCCTCGTCGCCCTCGGG